TCGCTTTTATCTACGATAGTAAGCAATCCCCAGTCCTGTAAGAGTTCAGCAATTTTATTCCTTCTTGGAATATCATTCTCTGAAAAATTAACAGGTTTGCCATCTAATAAAAACAATTCTTTGAAATGAACGATGAAATATTTACCTTGCTTATGCAAAATATGACAGGACTGATATAGGACTTTTTCTTTTCTTGAAGAAACACCAATACGAGAAAGTGTTTCACGAACCTTTAAAAAATCGTCTGGTTCTTTGAGCGTTACTTCAAGCATGCCCTCCATTTTTTCGTCTGTCATTACTCTTCCCACCTTTATAAAGTTTTTGTTCTATGTAGGATAGTTGATCTTGATTTAGAATTGACAGTGCGGATAATGCTTTTTCATTGCTGTACCCATAATATTCCTTTACCAAGTCTAAGTTTTTATCCTTATCTTTTTTCATCCACGGACTATATCTCTTCCGTGATCTAAGAATATTTATAAAAAAGTCATATTGCATTTTGTTGTCAATGTGACTTCGAATATTCATCTCATTGACGAACATAATTGTATCGGTGAAAGGTGACAAACATTTATTTACAATAAACGCCGGGTATTTCTTTTCCCACATCTCATCGTCACCTTCCATCAAGTTTTCTTTTGTTGAATTGATTGAATTCAAATAATCTTTTAGATCATAACTCATAGCATACCTTTTATAAACCAGTTGTATATTCCAACGACATCTACAATACCAAACAAAATATTATGAACGAACAATGGTCTGTCATTGATAATGTAAGATATCACACCCATAATTATGTGACCGATGAGAAATAAAAAGAAAGCATACCTACTAAACTCTAAGTTCAAAGAAAACAAGATGGCACCACCTAACATAAAGTAGGTGTATGACCATCTCCAATTTGAATTCAGTAAATCTTTTTCTTTCATTTGAATTTTACCTGACCCATAATCTCAGTCAAACAAGCAAGCATATTGATTTCTTGATCAGCAACGAACGCAGACTTATATTGATAATCTGCGATTGCAAGAATCATATACGGCACTGTGTTTGGTTGTAACTGAACATACAACTCATCATAGATTTTACGATAGATTTTTGTTGGGTCATTGTCAAGATTTTTCACAACCCACTTGCGAATACTACCGAAATCACTTTCTCTAAGAAATGAAACGAGTTCTTTCATAGACTCGTCGCTGATTATCGATAGTAAACCAGTATCAATTGAACCGGATGCAGAATATCTTTGTAACTCATTCAAAACTCTTCGCCAATCTGGAAAGAATTTCTCAATCAATTTTGCTACAACTTTTGGATCATTTTGCACGTTCTCTTCTTTCAAAATGTTTAGAACTCTTTTGAAAAATGTACCGGCAAGTTTTTGTTTATCTTCTTTTGATATACGAAACTCGATTGTAGAAAACCTGCTATGCAATGGTTCAATGATTCTGTTCTTGAAATTGCAAGTCAATATGAAACCGCAATTCTTATGGAACTCTTCAATGAAACCACGCATAGCAGGTTGTGTTGATTGTGGGTTTAGATAATCTGCTTCGTCAATGATGACAAACTTTCGATTGCCATCCATTGATACCGTTGAAGCAAAGTTTTTGATCTTGTGTCTGAGCGTGTCAATACCAGACTCTTCTGAACCATTGATCATCATATAGGTACAACCGATTTGATTGAGCATTGCTTTCGCAACGGTTGTTTTACCTATACCGGGACCACCTGATAACAGAAGGTTTGGTATTTGCTTGTCGTCAACAAACTGTTGAAAAGTAGATTTTATACTGTCAGGTAAAATACAATCCTCTATTGTTTGCGGTCGATATCTCTCGACCCAAAGGAATGTGTCATTCACCTTACACCTCCAATGCTATGAAGTATACCAAATCTTTTGATTTGTGCGTAAACCTACTGATACCCTTTGTTGATAGTTCAACTGTATAGTCACCTGATAGAAGTTTTAGATTTTCAACTTTGAATGAAAAGGACCCTTCACTCAAAGAAGTTTGGCAATCTATATCAACAGAATAAACATTTGAAGTGTCATTCTTTCTGTCTGTCACCTGAAGTCTGCAAGTGCTGTTAGAATCAACTGTCAGAACTAAATCTGGAACACCTAATACTGCCGCCGCTTTTTGTAGCGAACCGAAAGTATCTTGTGTCAAATCAAATGTCAGTTCAGCATCTGGCATCTTGATGTCTGTTTTTGGTGTAGTGATCATAGACGAATCAGAATACATATATCTCAAATTATTCTGGTCGTTTTTGATAACCACATCCAAGTCACCGAAAGAAAGTTCTGGATCTTCGAACAATGACAGCGCAGATAAGAATTCATTCAAATCATAAATCGCAAAGTCTTTGTCAAAAGATTCATTCACCTTTGTTGTTGCTACAATGTTTTTCATTGCTGACATTGTGGCAATACCACTACCAGTCTTTACCAAAAGATTCTGGTTAATGTTAGCGAAGTTTTTTAGAACTTCCCTTGTTTCATTACTAAGTTTCATCAATTTTTATCCTCCAAATATATTTCATTATAAAATAGTAATACGCTATAATGCAGAATCTTATAAAGATCGTTTATGTTTCTGCCGTTCTTTTTTCCATACCTTTGTAAGTATTTCATTAAGTTACCAATACAAAAACCTCTACCGTGTTTTGCATCCATGATAACGTCGATTGCTTGTATTTCAGTTTTAGAATAATGTTGGTCGTATGTGGAATCAATATATTCTTTGAGTGACCTTAGTATTTTGTCTTCGTTGTGTTTGTATTCAATTTCTTTCATAATATAAAAACTTAGCACCCAGTGGGAATCGAACTCACTTCTCCGGATTACAAGTCCGGTGCATCACCAATTATGCTTTGGGTGCAAATATTGTCCCTTTTTTCAGAAGAAAGGGACTATAAAACTTCAAACCCGATTAACCAATATCAATTGATCTAGGTTTCTTGTGTTCTGGTATTTCATGTTTTAGGTGTACACTGAGAATACCATCTTTATGATCCGCATTTTCAACAATCACTTCAGGATTGAGCGTGTATTGTTTTTGAAAATCACGGTATGCAATTTTTTTGTGGATATACGCCACATCGTTTTTCTTTTCTTTCTCACCACGAATAGTAAGAACATTATCTGCAACGTCAACGGACAGTTCTTCTTTTGTGAAACCTGCCACGGCGATATCAATTCGATAATTTTCTTCATCAACTTTGATTACATCCGCTGGTGGATAATTAGGTTGACTTACTGATCTTGACCCTACATTGTACAGGTTATTGAGTAGCGAATCGTATCCTACGAAAAAACTATCAAAGTAATCTGAAAGTCTTCCTAAATCGGAAATGTATGTTGTTGTGTTTGTCATATGTTTGCCTCCTTAGACAGCAATTTAATTTTTAGAACCCTTACGGCGTTCATCATTATTTATATTATACATCATAACTCAAAAAAAGTAAATCGTTTTTTTTTTGTTATGATATTAGGAAAGTGTGGGATTCGAACCCACGGAACATTTCTGTTCAACGGTTTTCAAGACCGTCGCATTCGACCACTCTGCCAACTTTCCAATTCGGGATGACTGGATTTGAACCAGCGACCCCCTGTTCCCAAAACAGGTGCGCTACCACTGCGCTACATCCCGTATTAGGTTCGGTCTGGACGGGACTTGAACCCGCAACTTCCTGCGTGACAGGCAGGTGCTCTAACCAAATTGAACTACCAAACCAGTTCTCCGTGGGCAGGACTCGAACCTGCGACACATGGATTAACAGTCCACCGTTCTACCGACTGAACTACCACGGATTACTTTCAACTATTTTTATAGTATAACTTATAATCACAAAAAAGTAAATCACTTTTTTTAGACTTTGAATAAAAAAATCGAATCTTTCTATTTGAAGAATCGTATGAAATTGGATTTTGTAATTCAGTTATTGTTTGATGAACTACTGGATACCTTTTTGTGATTGAGTTGTATTTTGATTTATAATCCATTATTCATATTCATCATCAAACAAATCTAACTGATCAAGTTCATCTTCTTCACGATCCCAGTTCCAGTTCCAGTCTGATTGATCAGCGCTTTTTTCACTGATTGCTTTAATGTCTAAAATATTTTCTAACTCATCAATTACTTTGTCTTCGTCAAAATCGTAACCCATAACTTTCAGAACAACGCAAAATTTTTCAATGAGTTGAACCCAGTTACAGTTTTCTTCGTCAATTTCTGTTCTGAAATTATTTAAACCTTCAGATTCATATAAATCAGTATTTTCCCATTTTATTTTAAGCATCTTCTTTCACCTCTGCATATTCATACCATCGTTGACAAACTATTCTGCCATCTGTTTGAAATTCTTTTTCAGAATAACCATTTGCAATTAACCAATCATGTATGAATTCATAATTATCCCACCATTCTTCATCTAAGATTTTTGGAAAACCATACTGTTCTCCGTTTGGTGGTAATATCATTGTAACTACTTTTTTCATCTGCGATTTTTCTTTTGAAGTTCTGTTGGTTTTAATGATCTTTGAACATACGCCTTCAAAACAAACTCATCAACTATTTCTTGGAACTTTTCATCTTTATCATATATTTTTGTAAACTTATAAAACACTTGATTTCTTTGATCGTCTGATAACAAATTATCACCTCTTTCCATGACACTTGTTCATGTATCTAACAACGCTTGTTTTGTTTACGACCATGAACTCTTTACCATTAATACAATACACA